CTACTTAACTCCAACCTTCTTTAAATTAGTTATTATACTACCGAATACATAGCCTGCTGCCTTATCCATTTCTTTCTTCGTTAATCCATTACCGCCACTCACATTAAAAGTGATTGAATTATTAAATACTGCTGGCATTCCTGCACTAGATGACAATGTTGTCTTATTCGCCGGATTAAAAGGATTATATTGTGCTGGAATTATTGCCTCGCCCTGGTGAATTAAAGCTATCTGATCATTCGGTACAAATGGAGTACCTACGGCATAAGCAGGAATATCATCCTTACTATCATCTTTAGAGGACATTTTACTTTGTGCTGAATCCCAAATGGACAATTTATCTTTAATCCAGCTTATTGTGTCATTGAACCATGATTTCAAATTACTCCAGACAGATTTAATCCCATCCCAAAAAGATGAAAATAATTGATACCCCGAAGAATAAAAACTACTCGCAAACCCTTTGATTGATGAAACAGCATTCGTTATTGATGAACCAAGCCAACTAGTTATTGAAGACCACACCGATTTAAAAGCATCAAACAGTGCATTCATTATTGAATAGCCAAGACTTAGGAAATTTCCTATTGCCGTAGTTAATAAGGATTTGATAATATCAAAACTTGTCTTAAATATAGCTTTAATCAGTTCAAAGACCTTTTGGGTGAGATTTGTTAATTCTGTCCCAAAAGTAGACCAATCACCTTTTAACAATGCTGTGGCAACATTAAATACTCCAATAATAATATCAAAGGCAGTCTTTATGATTAATGTGATTCCATCAAATATCACTTGATTTTCAGTGTAAAAGTTCTGCAAAATGGATATCAATACCCCGATTAACTCACCAACAGATATTAATACTTCTCCAACAAAATTCAAAGCATTACCAATAGTTCCTTTTATTTGTGGCATATTTGTCTGAACCCAAGTTGCTAATTCGTTGATAATGGGCAGAACCTTTTGACCCATAGGTATTAAAATGTCTGTCTCTAAACCTCTCTTGATTCCAGTCAATGCTTCCCCAAAAGAATCATATTTGACACTGTTAATCTGACCAAGTGCATCAATATCAAGTTTTGCATAATCCCCAATGTCTGCAAGTGCTTTAATCCCATTTATCCCCAAATCCTCAAATTGAGTTCCAAAAAGTGCTACACCTGCTGCGTTTTGTGCGAGTGGATCATTCAATTGCCCTAATCGACTAATGACATCTTGAAAAGCTTTTTGTGCTCCATCTCCACCTTGAGCGAAGGTATTAAACATCTCATCAGCATTTAGACCTAGTGCCTCGAATCCTTGAGCACTTGCATCAGACATGTCTTTAGATCTGATACCAAATTCCTTAACGGCATCCCCTACTTTGTCCATCTGAAAGGCTCCACTTTTTGCCCCTTGGATTAGAGTGTCAGTAAACTCCTCAGCACTAATTCCAAGTTGTGAAAAATGTGGAGCATATTCTTTAAGCACTTCAGTCAAATCACCATTTTTATTTGCTCCCTGTTGTGCTCCTTGTGCCATCAAATTATATGCTTGTTCAGCAGTTATCCCGAAATTGGCCATTAAAGCATTAACTGTGTCAATACTTTCACCCACATCCATGTCAAAAGTATCTCTCATCATTAATGCTGTCTGAGTTGTACTTTCTAGCTCTTTACCAGTTAAACCCATAGTTTGTTTAACTGTTGCCATACTTTGAGCAATATCATCAAAACTTTCACCAAAATTATTAGCGTAAATATTGGTTAATGATTCTTCTAATTGCTTTGTTTCTTCTGCTGTTGCTCCTGTTTGCATGGACAATTTATTTAATGATTGTTGAAGCTCATCAGCACTCTTGATCCCTTTTAAACCCATACCTACAAGTGCAACCCCAACCGTAGCAATGCCGCCAATAACTGCACCCTTCAAAAAGGAAGTAAAACCACCAAATTTACCTTCTAACTTATCCACATTGCCCTCAGCACTTGACATTCCAGAACTGAACCCTTCAGAATTCAATTCCAAATTATATTGATATGTAGCTAAATCTATAGTTGTAGAAGCCATGTTTATTGTCACCTCCTTTGCAAACAAAAAGGGTTAGTAGGTATAAAACCTATTAACCCTTTTGATAAAATTCTGAATTCCTTAATTTGTTTAAGTCAGGTTCAGTCTGATACAATCTCTTTGATTTTGCTAATAATTCTCTTCCTTCAGGCGTTGATTTCAATTCAAGTAACCGAAAATGCTTTAACAATGAAAGAAAAACCGCATAAGGCAGTTTCTTAATCTCAAAATAGCTCATTTTACTTTGTGACATTAGATAGGTGATATTCTCCATCATTTCAAAGTCATCAGAACCCCCAGAACCACCACTTACTCCCTGTTGGTAGATTCTAGGGAAAGAGAGTTTGGGTCTTTCACAATATCCCGGATAAACAATATTGTTTGTTCAATGATAATTTTCATATGTCGAATATCGTTGAATCTTTCCTTAATTAAATCCATTGTAATATCCTTAGATTTATCCAGCGCAAGAATATCAATCATCATTTGTCTGCCCAAATTGATTGAATCCTCTTCTTTAGTAACTTTTTTGATCCGTTCTTGGTATGCATTTATTTTAAGCATGAAGTCTAAATCCACTTCCCCTGGAATCACATACTCCTCACCTTTTATATCTCTGAAAATTAAGGGATCTCTAACCAATACGGATAAATCAATTATTTTTGCCATTATTTATATCCACTCCTTAAATTAGACTTCAGTAAATGTTTCAATAATTTCTACCAATGTGCCATCATTCGTTGCTAATGCGGAAAACTGATAGCCAATTGACGATGGTTTCTCACTGTCAAAAGTGAGTTTAAATCCATTAGTGTTTTGGGCCTTCATGATGTTGACGGTAATTGTACCGCTCCCATCCTTTTTGGTATGGATAAACCTTAGATAATTTGTCGGCAATAGACCTTTCCCGCCAATTCTTACGGTTTTTGTACCTGAAGTCCCATCAGTTGTAACCGTTGCTGGAGCTAATAATGCTAAATTATCTACTAGCCAAGTCAAAACTCCGCAATCAAACGTTACCTCTTCCTTAGTGATAAATCTCATGACCGTCCCTCTATTTGCACTTTGGATCTCCTGGATGGAATTCTTGTACTCTAAAGTGGCACCGCTCTCAATAGCACCAACATTTTTAAGTGCTGCTTCAATAGCTGTTTCTAACGCCGTTTCTGGATTAGCCACTGTACCAAGATATAATTCTCCACTCCCTAAGATAATTGGGTCTGATTCTTGATAATCTAAAGCCATTTATAAAACCTTCTTTCTTTTTAAATTTGGCATAAAAAATAGACAACTACCTCATAGTTGCCTGTGCTTTCATTCTTGACCATTCCACCACCATTAAGTAACTTTGTGCTCCTAATAACGGTCTCAGTATCTTTTATAATCTTTTTCCCTCTTGGGTCATCAAGTAAATTGATTAACCTACTCTGGATTGCAATAAGCTTGCTCAAATCTTTACTAATCAACCTGAATTCCACTTGATAGTCCTTGATAAACCCACCTGTAAGAGTTTTATAGAAGTAAATTATGTAGGTATTATTCTCCATTTCTTTGGGTTTTTCTACCAAGTAAATTGCATTTTGATTATCTAGCAAAGTTTTTAACTGCAAATCATTGAGCAGATAATTTCTTATTATTTTCATGACTGGAAAACCTCTTCAATTCTATTTATAATCACCTGTTGGTTTTGATCAACTGCCGGCTCAAGGTAAGGAGTATGTCTTTCTGCCCAATAAGCATATTCAACATTAGAACCCACTGCTCCAAGGGTCTTGTTTTCCTCATCTTTAACCTTGTGAGTAATAGACCTCTTTAATGTACCAGTATCCACTGGACAAAGTTGTTTAGCATCAGCTTCAACTATTAAACATACTTCTTCAACCGCTCTTTTCCGTCTTGCCCTAATATCTTGAATTGCTCTTTGGAAAGGACTATTCATCATCCAACATCACATCCATATAGTCATCCCACGGAATAATCTTTTTGATCATGTATTTTTGACCACTTCCATCTCTAACAATTTTTCCGTTTTTAATATCCGAATCCAAATCACAAAAAACCCTTTTTGTAACTTGCTCTTGATACCCATATTCACGATAGAGCAATTCACTTGAATACGGCTGAATATCGCAAGGAAATGACTTTAAAACTTGTTCTTGACCTTCATGATAAATTCCATAATCATCAAGTTCCCCTGGGTTAACGTTTAGTAAATAAAGAGTATGATTATAAAACAATTACCCCACCACCTTAATACGGGGTAAGGGTAAACAAGATTTAATCGATTCAGGGATACCATCTATAATTGTTTTACTTCTACTGCCTTGGGTTTGCTGAATAATGCCTTGCGCATCTTTATTTTGATAAAAGAAAATCGCCAAATCTACAACAATACCATCGAGAGATTCAGGAATTTCCTCTATGTAACTGTAAGCCTTAATGGCAATTTGACTCTTATTCAAGTAATGATTTAAGATACTATCTTTGGAAGTATCAAGCAGGTCAATACTCAGTAATTCTTTCATAAGCTCAAGCATTATTTATCACCTACTTTTTAATTTTAGAAGATGTATTAGTCTTCTTAACTTCTGGTTCAGTTTCATGAACTTTATCGAATAACTCTTCTTTCTCAGCCACAAAGTCAGCAGGGGCTTGCACTAAAGCAAACCCCTGCTTAATCAATTGATCTAGCTTCAAAGAAGAATCAACAATTTTGATTACGTTTTCTTTTTGTAACTTAAACATTGATTACTCCTCTCTCATATATCAATTAGGCAAGTGCTTCCTTAACGTTTACATAAATTCCATCAACTTTATTGTCAGGGACAAACAGGTCATGATATTTTCTATAATCAATTTTCCAAGCATTTGCTGATTGATTACTCATAGGGTCAAAAATTCGAGGATTGTCAGTTTTAGAAACAGCAATAGCACTATTTCTGGCTGAAATAATCCAGTTAATATTCTTAGCTGCGCCATCAGCAGTAAAACCACCTGCTTGTTGACCTGAAGTAGTACCATCATTAAATACATAAGCTGTTTTCATACGAGCAGAAGGTACACGAACAATGGGAATACCATCAATTGCCTTTATTTTTAGATTAGCTTCACCTTGCTTAAAGTCTACAACATCAAGTCTTTTAGCAATTTTATCGGACAAATCCAAAGCAGGGGCAATAGACATATTTAGAGAAATTACAAGGGGTGTTCCTTCGCCTACAATGTCATAAACCTTGTAAATATCGGCTAACAATTTATCCAAAATATCTGTCGATGCAGCAGTATATCCACCTACCGCCTTACTTCCCGCAATTGCCTTTGTTGCAAGTTTAGAATAACGATATGCATCAACCTCTGGGATAACTTTAGTTTTTTGGAATTCACCAAGTAGAGCACCGGCGTTTGCCACAAAATTTGATTCATCAACATCCATGGCATCAAGAGTAAAAGTTCTACCTCTGTCTTGGGTTAATGTATGGGTTTCATAAGAAAGATTAACGGAACCCTTTACATATCCTTCACTACGATCATAGTTACCTAAGCCATCCATAACAATTTTGGGGATCTTAATCTCATTCCCACCGTTATATTTTACCAAGTTGGAATTTAACTCCATCCATCCAGAAGTAGCACCTGCTACCATTTGAGCATCAAGTTCAGTTTGAAATACTTTTGCATATTCGATTACATTTGCCATTATAAAATCACCATTCCTTTTCTAAATTTATTAAAATTCACCATTAAGACTTTTCCTAATCTGTTCCTTAAGCAATTCTGCTTCATCCGTCTTGCCACCAGCAGGGGGCTTATATCCACCTTTTAATCTCTGTTCAACTGAATCTGTAATGTGTTTATTAAAGATTTCTTCAAGCTTAGTCAAATTGGCTGTAGTGGCTTCTTCATCTTCGCCTAAAAAGAAAGAAACTACCTCTTTTGGTAATTTCCTTTTATCAGCTTCGAGTAAGCCCTTATTCATTAGACTTTGTCTTTTTTCTTCGGCTTCTTTTTTATTAAGCCTTTCTGTCAATTCCCTAATCTGTTTTTGCTCCGGCGTTTCTGATGGATTACGCTTGGCAACCTCATCGCTAACCAGTTTTTCCAGATTATTTGTCTTCCAAGTTTCTAACCCCTTTGAAAAGAACTGATCCAACTTTGGCTGAATTAACTTCTTGCCATCTTCAGTTTCAAGCCAACTATTTACTCTATCAGGTGTAATAAAACCCCCAATATAGTTTCTTACCTCTTCGTTTTGGGCATTTTGCTCTATAAAACTCTTAACCTCATTTAAATCCATTTACTTTCATTCTCCTTCCGGCCTCATAGTTCTCGCCTAAGAGTCCATAAATATAATAAAAAACAGGCTATTAGCCTATCTCTTACGTCTTTGATTATTATTTCTATTTATCAACACTAAACTGTGACAACTTCCTTTTATTGTCCTCTTGTCTTTGGGTTTCTTCGATTTTCAACTACTTATATCCCCTTTTCTTTTGCCATTCACTATATGTTTGATATGGGACAATCTCCTTTGTGATATTGTCTCTCTTAGTTTTTGGCCTCCAACCATCTACCATAGGGATTATTGCCGATCTGCAATTTGGATGTTGAGGAGGTTTAGGATAATTTGAATTAGCATCAAATGTCTTTCCATCCAAATCCCTACAGATATCACTGGTCTTATTGTCCAATGTAGCATCGTACATAACTTTTTGAACAACACTACTATCTTTGTAAATCTGATCTTGAGCTTGAGATACCACCCTAGCCATCTCAGTGTTAATCAATCTTTTGCTTTGATAAGCACCAGCTCCAAACTGATCCTTAATGACTTTGCTCATCTTATCAATAGAATGTCCTTGGATAATACCATTCTCAATTTGCCTTCTCAAGGATTTAACAAGTAACTCTTTATTTTTCCAGATCCGGCTTGAATATGTTGCTCCTTCAAATGATGCAGTAACCACTGTTTCTACCATTTCTGAATTTAACAAAGCAAAATCTATAGCCACTTCTACACCTGATTCAATCGCAAAAGCAGTCTGATAATATGAATCTTGGTAGATTTCATTCAATATCTTGGTTGTATGCTCCAAATCAATATTGCCTATCGCTTTTGCTTGCTCAATTAGTTGCTTTTCCAACCGCTTAAGAAAGGTATATCTGTCCTTTTTACTAATTTGCAATGTGCCATCAACCGCATATTTAGTGTAAAGTTTAGCAATCTCAGTCCTGATTTCATTTAATGAGCGTTTATAAGCCTGTAAAATGGGTTTTATATCCTTGTTGGCCTTATTTTCAGCCGACTGCCTGATATCTAAGATTGATTGCTGAAGATCATTCACTATTATCATCAACCTTGTCTAAGTCAATAGACATTTCTTCCTCTTGCTCTTTTTTAACTTGCTGCTCTTCGAAGGAAACATTGTCAATGAAGGAGAATTGTGCTCTAGCTGTCTTTTTGGAGATTAAATCTTCAGGCACTTGACTTAAAATCTGAGCCATCATCAAATCATCTTGGGGCAATGAGGGGGTGAATTTTGGCTGAATCAAAAGATAATCATACTGCTTGTTCTGAAGGATATATAAATACCTAAATAAAAACTTCAACCTATCTTTTATTAGGTTGAACATAGCATTTGCATTAGACTTGCACTTGTTTTCAAGATTAAGCTGCCTTGTTCTCATTGCTAAACTAGAATTATTGCTCGGAACTTGCTCATTATTATTGATATGACCGCTCAACTCGTACATATTTTGTTTGATTTCCTTCAAGGTGTTCATGACAAAATTGTCATTAATGTTTTTAGTTAACCATTCTATGACAATCTTATCACCTTTGCCTTTAAGGATTCCCAGTTTCTTCATCTTTGGTAAATCAGCCTCATCTACATCAATATTAAGCATTTTCAAGTATGCTTGCCTATATTGACTTATTTCATGGCTCAAATCAGAGAGATTTGTTTCATAGCTGTCCTGCAAGGATTTAATATCCTCAAAAAGAGTGTCATTTTCATCGTCATCAACCAAACAAATTCCTACAGGTATTTCTCCAAAAATGTGAGGATCTACTCCCACCAGCTTCCAATTTTCATAATGATAGATATTATTATCATCATAGACATCCATGTAAATTGTAGTTGTGTCAAATTTCTTTTTGAAAATATGAAGAAATAGCTTTAACTCCCCATTCTCAATATATGGGTATCCCTCGATCGGAGAAATAATTCGACTTGAGAATTTGGCATCCTTATCAACAAAATATAGTTCCCATGTCCTTCCATAAAGCAAGGCTCTGCGCAGCACTTTTTTGTCATGATCTTTTTTCCAGTGAGCTAGTTGATATTTAACCACTTGTTCTAGGTTGTTTTCAGGATCAAGATTTACAAATGTAATATCATTTCCGATGTAATCAGTTTCCTCTTTGATAAACTTTTTGAGATAATTCATTTTAATTTTAGATGTGCTAGTGGTATCTATATCACTTTTCTCTATTACCACATCAGAGTTATTTTGATAATATCTTTGCATCTGCTGGTAATAGGGTAAATTGCTTAGATAGTCGTTATAACATTGTTGGATTAGCTGTTCATCTGGCATTAGATCACCTACCTAAAATAGTTTTTTGATGTCCATAAACTCAAGTTTGTGGACAACTTCAATATCATCAATTCGATTACAAAACTCGCTAAGACAATCCACAAAATCATCGTGAAGACTTGTTTCCTGACCTGAAAAATCCATAAGCTGTTCAAGGGCTTCTGGCTGAACCCTTTTAGCACAAAAAATAACCCTGCCATTATTGACAGAGTCGGTGATTGTGGAGATTTTTTGATTTTTATTTTTCCGCTGCATCTCGTTGATGATTTCAATATTTCTATAAGACAAATCGGGATCATTCATTATCTCTTTTTCGATTTTTCCAGCATCAACACCGTTGAACGTGTTCTTTTCTATATAAATATGAGTTATATTTGGAAATTCTTTAAGCAAATCTATGACGTGCTTAATATACCTGTCAAATTCCGTTCTGGCATCTATTTTTAATAGTTCGCCTTTACGAACATATTTGAAGTCATTGTCAGACAGAGAACCAACTATAAAAGCAAAGTAATCTGAACGCCTTGTATCTGTCGAAGCACAATCTACACAAAGCATTGTCTTTTTGAATATGTTAGCTTCAATCTCTTCCTTTGGTTGGACTTGATTAGATTTGAACCATTTCTCGCCTATCTTACTTGCATCATTCATTTTTTCCTGCATGAAACTATTGCGATTTTGCCAATATTTTAAAGCAAGATCATAATAACGATCCCACTTGTCTTCCCACAAAATTGGAAAATCCATTTCCTCTTTATGCTCAAGATAAAATTGATAACCTTCTTCAATACCATTTTCTCTTTTCAAATCAAAGGTAACTTTCTTACATTCGCCCCATAAACCTTCATCAAGTAATTCTTCAATGGTTTTCCCTGGATCAAGCTTAATAGCACTTCTAAGGAGTGTAATATAGTCCTTCATGTTTATTAAACGAGAAATTAGACAACTGGAATGGAGAATTGTACCTATCGAGATTATCTTTGTTGGGGCTTTGATGAGTTTTCCCTCTCGAAATACCGCTGTATCTCCCAATTCCTCAACTTCATCGTTCCAATCTTTCCACTTTTTTTCCCTCGATTGAGGGGTCAAAACATCGTTTTTATCTTGGAAATCGTCCGCGATAAAGGTAGTTGGCCTCACTCCATTCCAGTTAATGCCTCGCTGTGATGATCCAGATGATACCGCTTTAATACAGGTTTTATTAGTTAATTCTATTTCCTGTTTATTTACAGTGAATTTCTTAGCATTAATTAGATTACCAAAGGTTTTGACGATATATGGATTTTCTTCTAATTGGGTTCTTACGCTACCAATGAATTGATAAGCGTCATCTTCCTTTTTGGCTCCGATTACTGTGAATTTGGATATTTTAAAGCAATGCAAATAGAGTGTTAAAGCTAAATCACATGTGGTTGTTTTGGAACATCCTCTTGGAACGACAATATTAGCTTTATGTATCTCATTCTTAATGAACATTCTTTCTAGTAAGTCCCAGATATCATAATGAACTTGACTTAACTCCCTACGATCATTGTCTGGTTTAACTCTAAAAATGTCCTGAAGATAGTACAAACAGAAAAAAGATAGACTCCGTTTTGCCGTGGCAAATGCAAGACTATCCTTACCGAATAGATTATTTGAGTGTTTAATCATCAATTCTTTAGCTTTTTCTTGACCATAGAATTGAGATAAATATTTGAAGAGGAGCCTTTGATCCTCTAAATCATTATCATATATTAGAAATCACCTCCTTTGGAGTTGAAAATTTTATAAAAAACTGTAGCGATTACTGTCGCTCCTCCTCCAGGCTCGGGGATAGAAACCCACCCCCTGGTCAAGGGTAATAAGCAACAATGATCATGAAAAATATGAAAAAGCAGACCCCATATCAATTGCATTTAACTTGACTTATACGCAATAAAAACATATAATTTGCTTATAAATAAATCCTTTTCAGTACATATTCAATGACTAAAGCAATACTCTTGATTGCGTATAACTAATGAAGGAGTGCTGACCCATGTCACAAACCTTGAATGATTTTCTTAACTCACCCAAAGTTTTAAAGAAATCTCCTAATACCCGCAAAGCATATGAAAGAGATTTATTCCTATTCGAACAATATATCAACAAGTATAACGTATCCCTTGACCGCCTTAATGATATGGTAGTCCAAACATACCTTGATCAAATGAAAACTAAGGATGGTCAACCTTCTTCCCCGGCCACTAAGAACAGAACTTTGGCTAGTATTGCTACATTTTGTCATTGGTCAAAACAACTTGAAGCCGTACAAGAGATTGACATCCCTAAGATTCCCCATATCTCTAAACAACCAAGTAAAGGTTTATGTAAAGATGAAGTAACTTCTCTTCGACTCAAAGTTGCCAATGACCATAATCCTAATAAACTGAGAAATCAAGCAATCATTGACCTACTTATCTATTCTGGCTTTAGGGTTAGCGAATTAGTTTCCCTTGATAGAGATGACATTAAATATCACAAAGGTATCTATACCATTACTGTTTATGAAACCAAAAACAATGAAGTCAAGAAGGCTTATCTCGACTCCAAAAAATTCAAGTACATTAAGAAGTATCTTGAATCCCGTACCGATAATGAGGAAGCCCTATTTATATCCGGCAGGAATCAAAGAATATCTATCCGCATGGTTCAAACGATCTTAAATAAATATGGCATAAATCCTCACCTGCTCCGGCATACTTTTTGCTCAATCCTTGCCAGGGATAAAGTAGATCCTTTTACCATTGCTCAATTAGCTGGGCATCGTGACCTTAACACAACTCGCCGCTATGCCAATCCTAATTCAAGTGAGATGGCTGAAATGGTATCCAAAGCATTTAACTTTTAACGAACAATGCGCAACGATGATTCTTCCTCTTCCATAAACTTATCAATATTTTCTAGGACATCAACTTGATTGGTGTCTTCTTTGTTGTCGGATACTTCTAGCTTGGCAGTATTTTTACCATCCATCTTCTCGACCATAAACTGGTTAGCTGCTAAACATGTTCGACGGTCTGTCGTATCATTACAAAGCTTATCAATGTTCTCCAGATATCTCTTGTAACGTCCCTTAATAAAGGCTAATCCCTGGTCTTTTATTTCAGCTCTACGGGAATCCAACTCAGCAATTATAATAGGATCATTCATCCAAACATAATAAGTTGCTCTTTTAATGCCGATCTCATTTTGAATATCAACTCTATCACAACCTAATAGAACCATTGTTACAAATCGTTCGATATTTTCAGGAGTTTTAAATCTATCTCCTTGTGCCATTTTATCACCTCCATATTTTAGATAATCTAAACTAACTTAAAACAATTCTAAATAAAAGACCCATCATCATTGACAGGTCTCACATCTTGCTTATTAAATAAATTTGTATTCCCCATTCTCTACTCTAAACTAAAAGACTGATAAAGATATTCTTAAGGCAAAAAGTATGTAAAGATATTTAAACTCTTCTTAATAACCCCTTTGAGGATCTTATGTTTACCCACAAAATCAGCCCAAATAAAACCTTTTTGATAATATACTTTTATGAACCACTTTCCAAAATTTGTTTTAGCTAAGAAAGAATCTCTCCAGTTTCTTAACTTCATAACCGGCAAGCAGTTGGGATCTCCATAAACAGTTGTTGCTACAAAACAGCTTTTCTTATTTCTTTTCTCAATAATCTCTTTTAATTTTCGATGAGTAGCAATAGCTGTCTCCTTGTTACACTTAAAATACAGAACTAGTTTCGTTTGAGTTAATTTCTGAATAAATCCAACTTTAACCAAACACGGTTCATGATCATATGATACAGCCGTTTCAGTCCAATGAATTCCTTGATAACTAAATCCATCTGATAACCCATACTCATTTATCTCCCCATTAAAAATTATGCTATCTTCTTGAATTTCTATAGATCCTTTACAACCAATATATTCGTCTATTGATTCATTATTTGACTGATAGTCAGATAACAAAAACTGACCATATTTTAAAGAAGAATCATTAACAACCGGAGCAATTTGTTGTTCGACTTTCTTGGAACGATTAACTTTTTTCGCTCTCATCTTAGGATTTAAAGTATGTCGATCTTGTTTAATTATTCCCGTTCCAGGTATAGATAGAGTAGTCCTAACCTCTTTTTGATTAACACTTACCCTTGCTCCTTTGACACCTGCACTAATTCCTAATCCACCTTTAGAACTATAATTTAGCCGTAGCCCACCAATCAATTTTTGTGACTTCCTAAAATTCCATCCACTCATCTTTAACACCCCCTACCTTATATTCAATATCTTCCAAGCAATTCCCTTTGAATTTTAATAGGGGAAAATTAAACTTTTCTTATTAAGCATTGCCTTCTCCAGCGCCGAATCAATTTGCCCCTTTACCTACCCATTTTTTAACGTCCCAGGACTTTTTTATTTACCTCAATTCCTTATCTTGATAATAATCCCTAAGGGTATCCTTAACTCTCCTAAAAGTCTCATCTTTGAATCTGCTGTACTTAGAGAGGTTTAACTTAACCTCATCAAACTTATATTCATGGTAAATATGCCCGAATTTCTCCTGATCCTCCTCAAACGAGAAAATAACATGAGGTTTTTTATATTTATTTTCAACCACTTTGGCCTCACCTTTATAACCCAAATATGCTAAGTAAGCCACAAAATTAGAATCCCCATTATCATAATTCAATTTTTCCATTTATTTCACAATCTCCTTTATTTTAAAATTTTTACAATCAATGCTCGTTACTGACAATTCTCATTGCAATAACCGGCTAAATACCTCTTGAATTCTGCCTCAAAGGACTTCCAAATCCTTAGTTGAGAATATTCCAATTTGCTATCCATTTTTAACAACAATTTATTAAGCTTTTCATCCATTAGTTGCTCTATACGCTCGAATTGTTTATCCAAAAGCATTTGTAATTTATCCTCTGTGCTAACCCTTTTCTTTTTACCCTTTTCCTCAACAACGACTTCATTCCCAAGCTCACTCATACTTTAATTCTCCCTTTTCTATTTTCTTGCATTTGCAACATCCTCAGATATATTGGCTCCTCGACCCACCTGGACTTAGCTCTTCCAGATTTTTGTCCACTGCCTGTGATCAAACCTCTATATTTACCTCTAACGCACTTTAAAATGCCCTTATCTATTAAAAAATCCATTTCTTGTTTGGTAATTTCTTGCAAATCCGCAACTCCTTCTTAATTAATGCAAAACTAATCTATTTTCTGCCTTGCCATATACTTCTTCCCACTGCTCAATACATCTGATGATAAAATCAAAATACTTTATGTATTGCTGGATAATCTCTTTATAAACAACCTTGTCACCATCGGATAATTTCTCATAATCTAAATTCCCGCCGTACCTATTTTCCATCTCGTTTAACAAATCGCTATATTGCTTAATGTCCATCTTTTGCATCTCCTTTATAAAACCCAATTGTCATCCAAATAAAAAAGAGCCATTCCGGCTCTTTTTCTTATGTACCAATTGCTTCACTTGTTCAACTATGTCTAAAATGATTCTACATATTCCATAAATAGCTACCGCTTTTTTGCTAAACTCTCCTAGTGAATCAAACATTCGCTTAATAAACGATTTAGCTTTGATAATAGCAACCCTTGCCCTTATGATGTCTAGTTTCCTATAATCTCTTAAGAGTTTTTTGAGTCGCTTTCTCTTCGTCTCAAGTTCAATAATTCTAGATAATGTTTCCTGGTCAATTTCCTTTACATCTGTAATCTCACTTAATACAGAATTAATCTCGTCGATTTCCTTTAAGTACCTTCTTTCCAATACTTCACGAGCAAGATTGGAAAACACATAAACATATTTTTTACCCATCAATATCACCCCGTTTGAGATTATTGACGAGTTAATTATACCATATTCTTCTATCTCCACACTAGCAAAAAATAATATTGGTGCATCAAGTGTTTGCTAATCACTCAATGCACCAATACCTATGATACGTCCATAGGTACGCCCTTTTTCCGGATTTGGTAAGGAGGGTGAGGGGCTCGTCCTCAAGAAAGGGTAAACTGCCGCATTTAATAATAATGTCTTGAAATATTAAAAGCCCTTACTGAAGGGGCTAATAACCAATTTAATTAATATCGTAACAAATTCGACCATCTTCTGAATGACCATATTCAACTTCAATTAAGTCACCATCTTTACTTAAAACATAATCCTGCTTAATATCACTGGATTTCTTATACTTATCTTCATCTTCTTCACTCTTGATAAAGTCCTTATTCCTTAAAGATAAATATAATTCTTCCTCATTGGACAAAGCAAACACATTAAAATTCAACGGTTGTTTATTCGCACAATCACTAGATTTATGGTCAATCTCAAAGTCAGCATTGAGACTTTTTAAATAATTGCTGACCAAATAAACAATATTGTCCTTGATACTGGGGACATTATAAAGTTCATGCCATGCTGTAAATATCTGATCTAACTCTTCATACTTCAATTCCTTTTCATCACATAGTTTGATAATTTCAAAGGCAAAGTTCCCTTCACCATATTTATTCCAATCATTTTGTAATCCTTGATTATTATGAGTTCCTTTATTTAATTGCCGGATATGATCCTTCCAGCGCCTTTCAATATCATTACTTCTTCCTATGTAAACCTTATTATTTATATTGTTAGTAATCTGGTAAACCCCAATCATTCATTCCATCATTATCCTTTCCTTTTATTATTTTCATCTGGTGAAAACATAAAAAGGGAGCAACAATTAAGTCTCACCCTAATAAACAAATAAATCATTATTATGGATGGCGGGGGCCACTGCACCCCGACATACATGCCCCGCCGGCAAGCGTCCTGTATTCTTTCATTTATAACTTTTATAACTTTAGCCTATGGCATTCGACAACACAACAATTAGCATTTTCTAAGTTCAGGCTTCCTCTCGTCGCCTTCACTAAGAAAATGACTGAATTGTTGTTTATCTTTCGCCACCGTGGCGAAAGACCATTAATTTTTATGTTTTTGTTTTTCTACCCCCCTAAAATGTGATTTATTTATATAATAGATTTTTCACATTTTAGGGGGGTAGGTCATTGATCTGATAATCTTTGAATTTTCCAAGCATCCTTAAAATTCTTCTTTTTGCCATCAATAATTTTACTAGTTTCAAAATGTTTAATTCTAAATTCGCTATTTATGTATCTGCTAACATAAAAGTGTACCACTTAGACATGGTTTGCTAACAAAAAAGTTGACCACCCTGAGCCCTAACCTGTTATGCTCGATTTGTCCAAGAATCAGCAAAACAGGAGGAAGGAATGCTTAGAATGGTCGACAAAGAGTATATCAGAAAGAAACATTTTTTGGAAGGATGGTCAATCCGAGAACTCAGTAGACAACTGAAGATTTCCAGGCAAACCGTAAGGAAAATGCTAAAGGATGGTGAAATACCGAAGTACCATCGAAAAAAGCCTAAACCCAGTCCGGTCATGGATCCTTATCGAGACGTCATAGAAAACATCTTAGAAATGGATACAAATGCTCCACCAAAGCAGCGGCATACCTCAGCTCGTATTTATGAACGACTTCATGATGAATATGGATTCAAAGGCGGAGAATCAACGGTCCGACGCTACGTGCGCAGTTTAAAAGATGTAAAGAATGAGTGTTTTCTTTTGCTCGAAGCCGCACCAGGCGAACAAATGCAGATCGATTTCGGGGAAGCCCAAATCTATTTAAAAAATAAGCTTGTGAAAGTTTTGTTATTCTGTATGCGCTTAAAGCACAGCAGCGTACCGTTTGTTATCGCTTTCCCAACCCAACGTCTTGAAGCTTTTCTTGAAGGCCATAATCGTGCCTTCGCATATTTTGGAGGTGTTTGTAAAGAAGGCTTGTATGACAATGCCTCTACTCAGGTCGTTAAAATCCTTGAAGGTCCCGAACGAGAAGAACACACTTGGTTTTCCAGTCTGAGGGCTCACTATCTCTTTAACAGCTTATTTGCCCGACCTGGTCGTGGAAACGAAAAGGGCAGCGTTGAATCTCTTGTTAAATATGTACGTAAACGCGCTTTAGTTCCAGTTCCATCGTTTCAGACATGGGATGAATTGAATGCTCATCTGCTTTCTTGGTGCCAAAAAGAGAAAGAGAAGCATATGGATCAATGGCTTGAAGAACAAAAAGCTCTGCGTCCGCTTCCCGTCACCTCCTTCTCCGCTGCACGGCCAAAACCCGTTAAAGTGGATTCTTATGCTTTAGTTACGGTCGATCGTAACAAGTATTCCGTTCCATGCCAGTATACTGGCCAAGTGCTTCTAGCCAAAGCGTATGTGGATCGTGTAGACATCATCCATCTTAGCCAAATTGTAGCAACACATCCTCGCTGTTATGCCCGAGGTGAAGCTATCCTTGAAATCTTGCATTACCTACCCGTGCTTCAGCACAAACCTCATGCCGTCACCCATGCTAAAGTGGTGAGGCAGCTCCCGGCAGTGTTTGGACGTTTACGTGAACGAATGGTCGGGGTCCATAGCCGCGGCTACAAAGACTTTCTTGAAGTTCTGCTTCTGCTGCGTGACTATTCCGTTGCCGAACTGACCACAGCGTTGGAATTGCTGGGTGAATCTACGATCACAGCGGATACTATCCGCCAAATAGTATCAGGAGATAATGTTCAACCCCAAGTCTATTCAGAAGCCATCACGACCATTGATGATGCGACGAAATACGATCAACTTCTAGCGGAGGTGATCTAATGGATGCCTCTGCCATTATTGAAGCGCGGATAGAGCTGGCCTGTGGGCAACTACGGTTGCCGGGACTTGCTCAATACTATCGAGACATTGTTCGCGATGCTCTTGAACGGAATTCAGATCACTTAAGCTTCTTGGCAGCTTGCTTGGAATATGAGGTTGCCCGAAAACAAGAGCAAAAACAATTAGCCTTACTTAGGCAGGCCAAATTTCCGGTCCTTAAAACACTGCAAGAATTTCAATTTACAAAGATCCCTAAACTGCCAAAAATGAAGGTAGAACAGCTTGCCGGGGGAGATTTTGTCGGTCACCACGAAAACGTTCTTTGCATCGGAAAATCTGGAACTGGTAAAAGCCACATAGCCATTGCTCTTGGGATAGAGGTTATGCGTCAGGGGTATCGGGTGCGTTTTACACCGGTTATGCAACTCATCCAGGAGTTGCAGCAAGCGGAATCGGAATACCGTCTTCCCCGTTATCTGAAAACCTGGAACAAATATGATGTCGTGATTCTTGATGAACTTGGGTATATCCCTTTGGGAGAAGGCGGCAAGCTTCTCTTCCAGTTTATTTCTCAGCGTTATGAACGAAGCAGCCTCATTATTACCTCTAATTTGGAGTTTTCCCGCTGGATCGAAGTGTTTGGAGATCCCGCTTTAACCACCGCACTATTGGATCGACTGACCCACCATTCTCACATCCTTGTGTTTGATGGCGAATCACACCGATTCCGTGAGCGCTTAAGCCGCTCAGAGGAGGTGTGAAGTGGTGAGTAGAAAGACGACGATTCACTACAACCGTGAGCAAGACCAGTGGTGTGTCAAATTAAATGAGCGGATGTATCCCTTACACTGTGGAGAATCCTTTCTGTTGCATATAGGAAAAACCACGTTTTCATGCCAATTGGAGTTAGATGCTAACTGGTATGTCATTGTTCAGGAAACTCCCTTCGTGTTGCATCCAACGACTATTTATAGCGTGAGCATGTGAGAACGTCTAGTGGCAACAGATAAGCCTATCTTAATCCAGCTTGAATACGTTAAAATGGAGGAAATTACGTGAATCGATTCAACCGCGACCTTAAAAATCTAATTCAAATACTGCTCAAAAATAATGTACCGGCAATTTATCCTGCAGAAATAGCCCGCATGCTGCATTGTGAAGTGGAAATGATTCAAACTATACTCTTTCAGATGGTAGAAGAAGAGAAGCTTGAGCAGGCGTATGAACTGCATTGTGGCGAATGCGGTGAGATCATGTGGGTTTATGAGGACCCGGACCAATTAGATGGTCCTTCATTTCCTTGTCATGGCTGTTACACTCAAATGGATTCCATTACTATGAACGAAACGGTATGTACATTCTATCCACAAGGGAATAAGCGAGTGGTTTATGCGTAACCCCAAAGATTGATTTGGTCTTGTCTGTGGATAGGTGGCTTAGTAGCCTAGGGTTACTCCGGCGGATAACTTACTTTCTCCTTGGTGATAGAGGCTGAATTTTTCGCGGCGCGTGTAAAATCTTCATTCGGACTACGTCCTCACTTCGATTTTACACGCGCACTCTCTCCAAAAGAAGAATATGTCATTAACATTCGTATGTATTTAACGCTAATTTTTTTTGCCAGGGTAGGTCAACTTTTAAGTTATCAAGGTGGTCAACTTTTAGGTTGACAAATACACCCCGGTCAAGAGAATCAAAATTACCTCTGTATCCTCCCTTTTAAGCTTCCCAAAGTCTCTTTTAAAACCATATCTCGAATAATCGTGCTCTTGTACCGCATATGCTGCCTCATGCCTTTTCCGTTGCACACGTAAATCCAAAACATTATTCATCATACTACTTCCCTCCTATTGTTCCACATATAGTTAATAGGAGTTTCGCCATCAATGCTATTAATCACCCAAGGATCTTCAATTCTTATTGTAGAGAGAGTTATTAATTCTGGCTGACAGCGAACCATCAGTTCAATCACATTGTCTTTTATTGTTTTAATTCTTCCAGTTACTTCTTCCCCTTTGTAGGATAGATTAAGCATGATATCGACACCTAAATTAAGTAATTTCTTGATGCTCCTTATATTCGCCGATAATGATTTATCTTTAGTACGATTAATTTCTGAAAAGAGAGAGTTTATTTTATCCGATTCCATATAACTCATTAGTCTTAGCGTTTGAATATTCCTATTCATCGAAGGGCTACTGAGCCGTAAAAATTGACATTTTTATATTTTTGTTGGGTTTCCTTTGATTCAAGTATATTTCTAAGCTCTCTTACCTTGCTCTTTGCAAAATACATAATTTCCTTTTCCTTTTTAATGGTTAACATCTATTAAATCCTTCTTTCTATTTCAATTTTTCTTTTTCTTGTTTGTGATAGGGGGATTGGAAGGCACAGTTCTGAATCTGCGCCATAATTACCTTTATGCCCTTTTTTATTTTATAGTTATTATTAGTATTAGTTTTTGATAAATGGAATTTTAGGAGTTTCATAACTTGGTAATGTATTAACAATTTTTACATTTTCTAATATCGAGGAAATATCTAATTTTATATCCTTATCTTTAAGGAGATTAGTTAAATGCTCTGGTAACGAGGGTGTATTCTTTAATACATTCAACTTATCTATATCAGTTTCACTTACTCCAAGGTCTTTTAGCTGATTAACTGATAAATTGAACACTTTAATGTCATCCGGGTCAATTACTTCCCAGTCTTCAGCCATTATATCTTCGTTCGTGAAATTATAAGTAGGTTTATTGAATAAATTATTACTCCATAATACAAATTGATTGCTTTCCATCTTGATCATTTTGCCTACCAATGCTTTTCTTGTTAATATTTCACCAATTTTCAGATTTGCTAACGCTTGACTAAAATTTATATATCTTGATTCCCCTCCAGATTGCTCATTTATTATATTTTCATTTGGCTCAGTCTTAATTGTGTTTTGAGTCTCCATTTCCATTTCTGGGGTTATCAGGATACCGTTTTCAAAATTTTGTTCATTTATTTCCATTATTAATTCACTCTCTCTTTCTTATTTTTTATTGTGCTTATGTTTAGTCCCCAAGGGTTAATCAACGGACACACCTAATTTTTTCAACCCCTTAACCGCATCAGTCAAATCAACCTTAATTTTAGTTTTACATTTTGTGCATGTAATGGTTCCGTCTTTATTGAAAATAAAATCAGTCTTCCTATTACACACCATACAATCTCTAGAAGTTTTCTGACCATCCAATTGTTTAAGTAATGCGTTTTCGAATTTATCCATTATTATCTTGCCTCCTTAATTTTTGGTTTTTATTACCTTCATTTTAGCTAGACAAAAATCCAGGACTACTTCTGTTTCTTAGTAACATATATGCACTTCCTCCTTCTTATTAAATTTCGCACAAGTCACAAAGAAATACTCTGGACTATATACGCTAACATCCATAAGGGGTTGATATGTAGGATGCTACTTCTGGATTTTCTTCGCATATTGCAATTGTTAGCAAAAAGAAATCTCTTTCACTTATATTCTTTTTAATAAAGTCTTCAACAATACTTTCTTTATGGGAGGCTTCAAGATTAGAACTAAATATTGCCCACGTTAATCCACTAAGCTTTTCTTCACGCTCTTTAATTTTCATTATTTCTTCCATGTTATTAATCATGCCAAGTGCATTATGGTATTCGATTAAAAACTCAATCTCTTCAACTGTAAAATTAGATAATATTGACAGTAAATTTGCTCTCATTATTAATTCCTCTTCTTTCTTAGTTTATTATTTTTACTCTTATTTTTGGTTTACTCGATCCTCAAAAGTATGTACCCTTTGTAGGGTGCGATATTTAAGTCTTCTTCTCCCCTACGTCAAGGGAAAAACTAAACTTTTATTGATTTTTTCTTAAAAAGGACTTTTATTTTTTGTTGTGGTGGGTTATACTAGGTCTATCGAATCTAACACAATATTGAAATGTAATATTCACTTGATACTCCCCGAAAATACATATGTGTTTAGAAAGTCACAGACATGTATATCATCACCCCTTTAATTTGAAAATTAGACATAAAGGTTTTGAAGAAACGAAACGCTACCTGTATAGGTGAGCGGTTTTTGTGCATCCCATACCTTTAGTCGTATAGATAGAATATCATGGTTTTAATTGGTAAGTCAAGAAATATTTTTTATATAAAAAAATTATAAGGAATCTCCTACCTTCGCAACTTCCGGCGAAGGTTTTTAGTTTGATTTATAAGTTTCTGCCTGAACTAAGATTAACTTATTCTGCTAAAATATTTGCTGCTTTCCCTTCTTCGTTCGGTGTGTGCCCGTGGTCGCTAACCAGGATACCGAATTGTGTTGCCTATCAGATTAATTTTTAAAAGATCAGGAATATCAATATATGTTAAGGCCAGCTTCATGAAACTAGCTCGTAGTGGAACCCCACGACCTCCCCGGTAAATTCACCGGATCATTGGTTTCGGCCTTTCCAAAGGGCCATCATCAGGTGGGTTTGGTTATTTAAATATTGAATTGATTTTCTGGAGAAGCTTGCACACAACACAAGCTTTTTCTTTTTGCCGTTTCTCAGCTTCCTCCTGCTCTTGTCTCATTAACCAATTGTAATAGTATTCGTCTTTTTCATACTCAAAATTTTCTTCATAGGCTTTAATAATTTCTTCCTCAGTCCAGGTAAAAACAGGCTCAGATTCATCTATGCCTATATCCTCTAAACTTAACTCCTTAATAGGAAAATTATAAACCTTTCCCATAACCATACCCAT